TTCATTAATTTGTCGTCGTCTATATACATTGGATTTATTTCTTGCCAAATCCCATTGCGACTGCTCATATTTATACCTCCTCATAATATAATCTGCTATTGGTTTTGCTTCAATATTATCTGATGTTTTATTGCTATTATATTTTTCTAAAAAAAACATACACATATCAGATTTTAAATACTTAACTGCTAAGTTAGAAACAAATTCTTTTTTTTTCTTTCTACCTTCTATCCATTCTAAAGGTTTCTTTTTTAAACCTAAAGTTCTGCGAAGTATATCACCTAACTTACTTTGCATTAGATATTTCCTTTGATTCAATACAATCTTCATGTTCCCAACTGTCATAAGATTTATCTAGTGTTTCTGAATTACAAAATTCATTTAATCCAATATCTTCTTCATAGTCATCTTCTGAACAAGTAATAAAGTATGTTCGTTGAACATTATATGAATGTACTACTCTGTATTCTGGCATTATTTTCCTCCATATTTTAATTGCAAAAGAAGTTCGGCATAATGTATTACTTTCTTTATATCTTCTTTTCCTCCTTTAATCGAATGTCTAGTTATATATTTAACAATATTTCCTTCACACCATTCTAATTTATTTTTAGTTATATATTCTATTGGCTGCACTGCTAATGAAACATAATGATCACCACCTACTTGTTTATCAAGTGGTAATGATTTTAGTCTTTTTAAATCTTCTGATTCAAACACATTAATCCTCCTTTTTCCATTTATTTAAATGACAATTATGGCAATACCATGTCCAACAATTATCATTTGAATAAATAGGTATTTCTTTACAGTTATCACAGCCAGATGGTCTGTGGGTTTCTTTATACTTTTGTACTTGGTAAATATCTAGTCCTCGAAAAGGTACTATTTCTACTTTCTTTCTTTTAGTTTTATGTCGCATTTGAGAGTATCTGCCCAACAACAAAATAGAAAGCCACTAGGTTTTCTCATACCTACTTCCCATTTTGATACTAAACCTCTAGCACAACCAATTAGATCATCAACAGCATTTTGTGATAAACCTAATTTTTTTCTTTGCTGCACAAATTGTGGAATAACTCTATCAAAAAATATTCCTAACTCTTTATCCATACTGTTGTATAATTTTTTTTAACAGTAATTGTCAAGTGCGTAGAGGGGTTAGCTTGTGATCACCCTCAATCTTTTCACGAACAGTCAAGTTTCCTCGCCTTACGCTACTTCCAATACCACCTCCGATTACCTCAGTCATTTGACCATACTTCCTCTTTAGTGTACCTTATGCCCTGTTTAAAAGGCAGACATTATTCAGTCATACGCTATCCCATGTTGCAACATGGAAACTATTTCGGAAGTAATGGGTAGTATCATGTTCCATATGCTTTGACCTATTGCCATTACTCCCTAAAGTAAATAGAGCTACTAATATATACAGGATAAAAATCCCAGCGTTTCACAGCTATTTACTTAACCATTG